TTTCATGATATGAAAATCAATAGTATCTTTAGCAACTATATCAATATAAGTTACATTTTTCTTTTGACCAATTCTATGTGCACGGTCTTCTGATTGTAATCTAACTTCATAACTATAATTATTAGAATAATAAATAACATAACTTGCAGCGGTTAAAGTTAATCCAAACCCACCTGTACTAGGATTACCTACAAAGAATCTGCATTTATCATCGTTTTGAAATTTTCTAACAGCTTCTTTTCTATCTTCAGCTTCTACATCACCATAAATATTTACAACTGAATCTTTTCCATACAGTTCTATTATTTTATTTGTAATGGCTTCAATGTTATGTACATAGTTAGCCCAAATAATTGCTTTGCCTTCTATTTGTTCTAACAACTCTAATAATTCTTCCATTTTAGGATTATCTTCAAATTCTTTTATATTGCCCTCATCTGTTTTTAAAAAACCATTTGTAATTTGATGCAATCTTAATAGTTCTACAAGTTTAATATTAAAACTAACTGATTCATCTTGTATGATGGCAATAGCTCTTTCTTTAAGATTATTATAAACCATTCTTTGTTCAGTAGATAATTGAACAGTTCTTAATAGTTTAACTTTTTCTGGAAGATCCAGGCATTCATCTTTTCTTACACGATAGGAAAAAGTTCTTAGTTTACGATTAAGTTCATCTAAATTTACATAGTATTTAGGAATATGAATGTATCGATCATTACCAACATGGACTTGATCCATAACAGCATATCTAGCTCTAAAACTATAAAAACTAGAAAATCCTAAAAGCTCTGGACTTAAGAATGCACATTGTGTATATAAATCTAATGGAGACTTTGTTACTGGTGATCCTGTTAGTATGCGCCTGTATTGCGATAATTTCGATAGTTTTAAAATGGATTTTGTACGGGCTGCTGATTGGTTCTTTATTGTTGTACTTTCATCTACTATAAAAATAGATTTAGAATATAGTTTTAATAAATCATTTAAAAATACTACACCACTTTTGTGAGACAAAGCTTCTACATTTACTAAATAAATACCAAGAGTTCCTTCTAATATTTCTTTATCAATAGGTTTTTTAGATTTATTCCAAGAATAAATTACATGTTTAATATCATCAGATAAATGAGTTGCTATTTCATCTTCCCAGTTTAAATAAACTGATTTAGGTGCAACTATAACGGCAATATCAATTAATCCTTGTTGTTTAAGAATGCCAATATTGTCAATAATAACTTTAGTTTTGCCTGTACCCATTTCCATAAATAAGGCATATTCTTTTTTGTCCCAACATTTTTCTAAAGCTTTTCGTTGGTGTTCAAATGGTTCAGTTTTAAATTTATATTTGCTCATTATTATTTATTAATTTTTTAGTTGACATGATTTATAAGATAATTTAGAAACTATTACAACAAAAAAAGGAGGTCTTTATGGATCTTGAATCCTTATCTACATCAATAGATGTAGATAGTAATAAAGTTAAGGATATATCCGTAGCTTGCTCAAGGTTATTAGACGTTCAGAAACAAATATCAGATATCGAGAATCAGTTAAAAACGATTCAAGAACAAGAACTGAAATTGTCTGAACAGATAATACCTAATTTAATGCAAGAGATGGGTATCTCTTTATTAAAATTAGCAGATGGTTCATCAGTAGAAGTAAAACCCTACTATGCTGCTAAAATCCCTTCCGATAAAACTCATGAGGCATTTACATGGCTCAGGGACAACGGACATGGCGATTTAATCAAAAATAATATAACTGTAACCTTTGGAAGATCTGAGGATGATAAAGCCAATGAGCTTATTGACTTAGTTAAACAAAAAGGGCATAGTTATAAACAAGCCGAAAAGGTAGAACCAATGACCTTGAAAGCGTTTGTAAAAGAACAAATTCAAAATGGAAAAATGGTTCCTTCCGATATATTCGGTATATATGTTGCAAACAAAACAAAAATAACTAACAAGGAGTAAAAAATGGTTGCACAAGCACAAAAAGCAGTAGTAAAGAAAAACGAAGCACCACTACCTTCACTTGACATTTCGTCACTTGAAAAGATGTCTGGAGCAGGGTTAGAAAATGTAGGAGCACAAGATGTTGCTCTTCCGTTTTTAAAAATCTTGAGCCAACTTTCCCCACAGGTAACAGCTGGTGATTCTAAATACATAGCTAACGCAAGACCTGGTATGATTTATAATACTGTTTCCGATCAATTATATGACGGAGCAAAAGGTATTAAAGTTGTTCCATGTTTTTATAAGCTGGAGTATCTAGAGTGGAGAGATAGAGGTAAAGAAGGTGCAGGAGCACCAGTTGCCATCTATGATTCCTCATCGGATATATTAACTAAAACTAAACGAGGACCAGATAAAAAGGATCGTTTAGAAAATGGAAACTATATTGAGGAAACAGCTTCTCATTATGTTTTATTAGTTGATGAAAACGACCAACCAAAAGAGTCTGCTTTAATTACAATGAAAGCTACTCAAAGAAAAAAATCCAGAAAATGGAATTCAATGATGATGACTCAAAGAAGAAAAGGAGCGAAAGGGTTTTTTAATCCTCCAGCATTTTCTCAGATCTATACATTGAAAACCATTCTTGAAAAGAACAGTTTAGGTTCTTGGTATGGTTGGGAGATCGAATGGGATAAGGATATTCCAAACGCAACTTTGCTTAAGGCTGCACAAGATTTTTACAATAGTTGTAAAAAAGGGGCAGTTAATGTTAAGCATGGTGAAGAAGACTCTGAGACAACAGCTACTGAAGAAACTCCATTTTAATTATGGACTTAAGTAGGTTCCTAGAGTTATTCGATGGATCCAAACGAAAGTACGGCATCTTCAAGCCTTCGGGCTTGAAGAGGGCCGATGGAAAGGTCGAAGGTAAATACGATTGGAAAGAATTCCCTAAAGACGGAAATGAACTTCCTATTTTTACGGATCATATTAATGGATTAGCTTCCATTGGTATAGTTCCTATACGAGAAGATAGTACATGCAGTTATGGATGTATTGACGTAGACAAAATTAAATCAGTTGAAGAAGCAAACGAAGTATTAGAAAAAATTAAATCATGGAACTTACCATTTGTTCCGTTTAAATCTAAATCTGGTGGAATACATGCTTATCTATTTATAGATGGAAGTGTTCCAGCAAAAGAATTAAAAACAAAGTTAACTCAGCTATCTTTAAAATTAGGTAGACCTAAAGACACTATAGATATTTTTCCAGCACAAACAAAAATAAACAATGATGGAACAGGCAGCCAAATAAATGTTCCTTATTTTAATGCTAAAGACACAGGATTAGAAAGAAGATGGGCTATAAAAGATTATGACATGAATAATCTTTTAACACTAGAACAATTTTTAAAATTACCAATTACAAGAATTACACCAGCAGAATTATTAAAAGTAGGATTTAAAGAAATATCTGATTATCCACCATGTATGGATTATTACTTTGAAAATAAAGTAGGAGAAGGACAGAGAGATAAAGCATTATTACAATTTGGATGTGTTGCTAGAAAGATTCATGGAGATGATGAAGATAAAATTAGAGATGCTATGCATGATTTTGCACAAAAATATTTTTTATCTAACGATGCTTTTTCAAATAAAGAATTTGCTACTAAAGTATCTCAAGTAATGAAAAAAAGAGATGTGGTAGATCAAAAAGATGCTGATGATATTTGGCAATACAGAAACAATTGTAGACAAATAGCGGATCTTGGACATTGCGATAAGGTCGGATGCAGAACTAGAAAATATGGATTAGTGGATAAAGTTGTAATGGTTACTGATTATAGAATGGTTATGACTATGCCAAGACGACATTTACTTACAATGGTTAATGAACAAGGAGATGAGGTAATTGTATCAATGACAACGGACCAGCTATGGACACAAAACACTATAGCAAAAAGATGTTGGGAAGAAAATATACAATGGACAATGTTACCTGCTGATGAATTTCAAGTAATGAAAGATAACTGGTTTACTATTATGAAAGTTGTAGATAGTTATAATGAAGGAGAAGAAAGGTTATCTGAATTCTTTACTATTCTTAGTGCATTTATAGATGAGAAAAAAGGTGCTAATGACATTACACAAATAGATTATGGTTATGTTTTTAAATCAGATGAAACCAAAAGATATTTCTGGAGTGCTACATCATTTAAACATTATGCTAAAACAAAATATAATAAATCTTATGAACTAACCCTTGGAGAAATATTGGCAAGATTATGTGAAGAAGAAAAAGCAAAGTATTCTGATAAAAAAGATTCTCACAAAAGACTTATACAACTACATACGGGTTTTAAAGAATATACAAAAAGATGTTATTCATCTATTGATTTAGCAATAGTTAAACCAAGAGATAATGGACCATCTATAGATCAATTTAAAAAAGAAATGAGAACAAATGAATTTACCCCAAACAAAGCGTAGAAATAGAGCCGATGATATCAGGGAAAACCCTGAAGCAATGGAAGCTATAAAAAAGAAAACTATTAAGTTATTTGGACCTCCAGGAACAGGAAAAACCCATACTTTATTAAATATAATAGAAAAAGGAATTTCTATAAAACATATGGTTCCAGATTATATTGCATTTTGTTCTTACACTAGAAAAGCAGCTAGAGAAGGAATGGAAAGAGTTCTTAAAAAATTTAAAGGAAGATATAAAGAAGATTCTTTTACATTATTTAAAACAATTCATTCGTTGTGTTTATCTAGAACAAGAGATTCAGCAATAGAGATCATAGACGAGAATAAACATATTAATGCTTTTAGTTATTTAGAAAGAGGCGAAACAGTTAAATTAGAAGCAACTAAAGACGAAGACGGTAAAATAGTTATTAAAAATTATCCTATTCAATTATATGAAAAAGCAAGAAATTGTAAAATGGATTTAAAACAAGCTTACGATGAAGACACTTCAGATAAAAAAACAAGAAATTGGGGAAACCTTGTAGACATAGTTAATAACTGGATTAAATTTAAAGAAGGCTTCTTTATGGATTACACAGACATGATAGAAGATTTCCTATTAGCTGATTATTCATTTGAAACAGATTATTTTATAGTAGACGAAGCACAAGACTTAACTCCATTGCAATGGGATTTTGTTTATCTAATGGCATCTAAAGCTAAGAAAGTTTATATTGCAGGGGACGATGATCAAGCTATTCATGAATGGAATGGTGCAAGTGTAAATGAGTTTTTAAACTTTCCAGGAAGACCATTGGTTTTAAAATCTTCTAGAAGATTGCCTACTGCTGTATTAAATTTTGCTAAAAACATAATTAGAAATGTTAAAACAAGAAAAGAAAAAGATTTTATATCAACTGGTGTAGAAGGTTATGTAAATACAAATAACTTTCAATTAAAACATGTTGGATTTGAAAATCATCCTAACGATACTTGGATGATACTTACTAGAACTAAAAATGAATTGTTTGAGGTTAGAGATGTGGCTAAAGAATTAGGATTACATTTTAAAAATGCTACTAATCTTGGTTCGGTTAATCCAACTCATTGGAAATGTATTGAGATTTGGAACAAGCTTATGAATGACGGTTATATTAGTAAAGAAGAAGTTACATTTATATATAAATATATAAACAACATAGAACATGGTTGGAGAACATCTACTTCAAAAAAATGGAAATCTATAAAAGAAACTTATTTTAATTATCAGTTATTAAATGAACAATGTGGATTAACACAGAACAAGGGACCATGGACAACGGCCCTGGATATTAAAGTTGCTGATAAAAACTATATTGAAAGATTAATAGAAAAAGGAATAACTTCTGAATCTAAGCCATTGATTATTATAGATAAAATACATCAAGTAAAAGGAGGAGAAGCTGATCATGTTGTAATTTATGAAGCTTGTCCAAAAATATGTACTTTAAAAGATAAAGTGCAAAAAGATAGAGACGCAGAGCTTAGAGTATGGTATGTGGGAGTGACCAGAGCTAAGAAAGGCTTAAACATAATTAAATTTAACAAACCTTATGGGCATTATATGCCTTTGGCCGCATTAGGATATGGAAACTATAGGATATGACAAATAAAACATTTTTTAAACAAGTGGGCGGTTCTCATTATAAAACAATGAAGATACAACCATCTAAATTTATTAATGAAAATAATTTACCATTTGCTGAAGGTAATGCAATTAAGTATATATGTAGGCATAGATTAAAAAATAAAAAAGAGGATATATTAAAAGCAATACATTATTTAGAAATGATTATTGAAAGAGATTACCTTAATGAAAAAAAATGACTTATCAAATAACAATGACAATACAGAATTCTGAATGGGTTACTCCAAATGAGTTTCCAGATTTATCTGAAGAAACAGAAATAGCTATTGACTTAGAAACAAGAGACGAGAACATGAAAACTCTTGGAACAGGTTGGGCTAGAAAAGATGGAGAAATAGTTGGTATTGCTGTAGCTGCTGGATCATTCAAAGGTTATTATCCAATTAATCATCAAGGTGGTGGCAATTTACCTAGAACAAAGGTTCTTGCTTGGTTCAAAGAAGTATTAAAAACAAAAGCAGATAAGATAATGCATAATGCTCAATATGATTTGGGCTGGATAAGATCAATGGGTTTTGAAGTAAACGGTAGGATAATTGATACTATGGTTGCTGCTGCATTAGTAGATGAGAACAGAAGATATTATTCATTAAACAGTTTAGCTATAGATTGTCTTGGAGAAATGAAATCTGAAGCTGAATTAAAAGAAGCAGCTGAACAAAGAGGA